TAGTTCTTGAGCATCAGCAAACAAAGCCAATCGGAAAACTTATTGAGTGGTCACAGGATGCAACAGGCATAACTGCTTCATTTAAAATTGCAAAAACGACCGCAGGTAATGACGCTTTAGAAGAAGCGGCAACTGGATTGAGGTCAGATTTTAGCGTGGGTGTTCAAGTTGATTCCTGGGATAATGTTGAAGGCGTAATGGCAATCTCAGCATCATCTTTGGTAGAAGTCAGCCTAGTTACATCAGGAGCAATACCTGGAGCAGAAGTGCAAAAGGTTGCCGCAGTAGAAACAGAAATTTCTGAGTCAACTCAGGAAAACACAAATCAAATCACAGAAGGAGAACAAGTGTCAGACACTACCGTTCCAAACGCTCCTGCCGCCGAAACGGTAGAAGCCGCACAGGTTGAAGTTAAAGCATCAACCGCTCCACTCATGACAACTAAGGTTCGTCATGGAATCACAGGTCCAGCATCATTTCTTGAGCACTCAGTTCGCGCTGCTCTCGGTGATGACAATTCAAAGTTGTGGGTTGCAGCAGCATCAGACACAACAACAACTGAGGTTGCAGGACTTGTCCCAACTCCACAATTAACAACAATTTGGGACCCAAAAACAACAAACATTCGTCCTGCAATTTCAGCAGTACGAAATGCAGTCCTTCCTCCAGCAGGAATGACTTTTGAAATTCCTCGCGTAAAGACTGCTCCAACTGTTGCATCACAGGCAGAAAAGGGCGCGTTCTCAGATACACAACTTGAAATTGAATATGTTTCAGCAAGTGTTTCTACCTTTGCAGGAATGCAAAAATTCGATATCCAAGTTCTTGACCGCACGAGTCCCGCGTTTTTTGACGAATTGATTCGTTTGATGAGTTCTGCGTATGCTAAGGCAACAGATGAAGCAATGTTAACCGCAATTCAAGCAGGAACATTAGATTCAACAACAATCACACTTCCATTCGATGGTGATGAATTTGCAGGATTTATTTCTCGCGGTGCAGCATCAATCTATGCAGCAACAAAGCGTTTCCCAACAGGAATCTTGGTTTCTCCATCACAATGGGCAAACTTGATTGCATTGACTGATTCAAACAAGCGACCATTGTTCAATGTTGCTGGCAATAGCCAAAACGGAATGGGTGTTGTTGAGCCAGGTTCAGCAGTTGGTTCAGTAATGGGACTTCCTGTTTATGTTGACCCTTACCAGGGAACAACAGGCGATGACACAATTGTTATGGTCAATAGTGACTCATTCGTTTGGTACGAAGGTGCAGGACCTCTACAACTTCGCACGAACATTGTAAGCACAGGTCAAGTTGAAGTTGGTTACTACGGATACGGTTCAGCAGTGACATTATCTGCTGGCGGTTCATTCGGATTCAATAACGCTGCTTAACAAATAATCATGAGGGGGGCAGTTGCTCCCGATTGTCCCCCTCAGCCGTTTAACAGAGAGGAACACTAATGGCATCAATCGTCACAGTTGCAGAACTGCGCAGCATTCTTGGAGTTAGTGTTTCTCTCTATTCGGACAGTTACCTCACAGATGTCATTGACACTAGTGAGTCAGTAATTTTGCCAATGCTTAACAAATACGCAACTGCCGTTGATAAAGTATCGCTGACAGATAATGTCGCTACTTATCACACAACAAACATTCATGAATTTACTGAAGGACAATCTGTTGTTGTAACTGGATGCGGTGCTCCATTTACTGCGACAGTCACAGTTTTATCAGACCCAGAGGATTACACATTTGATGCAGCAATCACCAATGCAGACATTCTTGAGAAAAATGTTATCCCATCAGGACTTGCAACCCTCTCAGGTGCATCTACTTATGTTGGTGTCGCAGCAGTCGAATCTGCCGTTTTGGCAGTTGCAGTCGAAGTTTTCCAATCTCGAATTGCGCCAGGTGGACAAATCGAAGGCGTAGATTTTACCTCCGTTTCTCCTTACCGTTTAGGCAGGTCGCTATTCAACAGAGTTTCGGGGTTGCTTGGTCAATACCTCGATGTTGAAACAATGGTGCAGTAATGCCAGCCTCAACAATTCTTTCTGACATTCGTCAACCGTTAGCCACCGCATTATCAGGTGTTGCGGCAAATGTTTATGCCTATGTTCCTGAAGCGCCTCAAGTTCCATTTTGCGTGACTGTTCCCGACTCACCTTATTTAGAATTGCAAACAATCAATAAGTCAACCCTGCACACTAAAATCAATTTAGTCATTTCAGTTGCGGTTGCTTACAACTCCAATCCAGCATCCCTGGACAATTTGGAGCAATTAATCATGAGTGTCCTCGCCGTCATCCCTGTTGGGTACACGATTGAGGCGGTTGAAAAACCTACAGTTACTCAAGTCGGTCCATCAAATTGTTTGGTGTCCGATGTCCGAGTTTCCACTTACTACACACAAACAACCTAAAGGAAAATAAATGGCAACGACAGTAATAACAGGTCGCGACATTTCTTTGTCGTTCACAGGTGGAACAGACATCGAAGCGCAAGCGACATCAGCAGTTCTAACAAAGACTAATGTTCGTGAAACCTATCAAACACTTGATGGTGAAGCGTATAAAACAGTTAACATTGAAGGTTCATTCGCACTAGAAATGCTTGCTGACTGGGGTAAGACTAACTCAGTATGCGAAGCACTTTGGACTGCAGCAGAAACTGCACCTGATGCAACTATCACAATGACAATGACTGCCGCTACAGGCGCAGTATTTGTATTTGATGTTTTTCCTGAATTCCCAACCGCAGGTGGAGCAGGAACAGATGCTCAGACTGTATCATTCACATTCAAAGTCCAAAAGGGCGCAGTAACAGAAACATTCAGTTAAAGAATAGAAACGGGAGCACAAAATGAAACTGCCAATTCTGATTGAGTTCAACTCAGGCGAGAAAGCAACTTATGTTGCACAACCTCCTGAATGGGCTAAGTGGGAAAAAGCAACAGGCAACACCATTGGCAAGGCTCAGGATTCCATTGGAATTTGGGACTTAATGTTTTTAGCCTACAACGCTGCAAAGCGTGAAGCGGGTGGCAAGCCAGTTAAGGCATTTGAGGTTTGGATGGAATCAGTTGCGGAAGTAACTGTTTTGGATGCAGACCCAAAAGTTTCGAGCCAGGAAGCATCAACCGAGTCCTAATCCAGTTAGCACTGGCAACAGGAATCCCGATGAGTGAATGGCAAACCGCAGAGGAAATTCTGACCGCGTTAGAAATACTTAAGGAGCAAGGAAATGGCAAAGGCTGAAATAGCATTTGACAAAACCGAACTTCGTGGCGTTTTTAAAGCGCTCAAAGGAATGGATGTAGCGGCGACAGAGGAAGCAAGAATCCAATCAGGAGCACTTGCAGAGTTTGCTCGCAAAGAGGTGATTGGCACTGCTAACGGTTTAAGTTCTAGAGCCGTAGCAGGGCGAATCGCTGATGGTGCAAGAGTCAAGAAATCATCTAAGATTGGTGAAATCACTTACGGTTTTGCATCTCAAAAGTTTAGCGGTGGAGCAACGACCAAAGACATTTGGGGCGGCTCTGAATTCGGTTCAAATAAGTTTAAACAATTTCCTGTTTGGTCAGGGCGTGAGGGTCGCGGTTCAAAAGGTTGGTTTATTTATCCAACACTTCGCAGAATTCAACCTCACATTGTTAGCGAATGGACTGCGGCATTTAGTCGCATCCTGAAAGAGTGGGGCTAATGGCAACAGGTACTAGAGCGTTAACCCTCAAACTCATTGCAGACATTGATGACTTTAATAAAAATTTAAATAAAGGTTCAACCGAGGTCGAAGGCTTCGGAGGCAAGATTGAGAAGTTCGGCAAGATGGCGGCGGTCGCATTTGCAGCAGCAGCAGCAGCCGCAGTTGCTTATGCAGGAAAACTTGCCATTGATGGAGTTAAAGCAGCCATTGAGGATGAAGCAGCCCAGGTTCGCCTTGCAGGAGCATTGGAACGCGCAACAGGAGCAACTCGCGACCAAATTGCAGCAGTTGAGCAACAAATAACAAAAACTGCTTTAGCAACAGGTGTTGCTGATGACCAACTTCGACCAGCACTTGCGCGCTTGGCAGTTTCTACGGGTGATACCGCTAAGGCTCAAGATTTATTAAACCTTGCACTAGATGTCGCTCAGGCAACAGGCAAGCCAGTCGAAACAGTTGCAAATGCTTTAGGCAAGGCTTATGACGGTAACACCGCATCACTTGGAAAACTAGGAATTGGTTTATCCGCAGCAGAACTCAAGACAATGAGTTTTACGGATGTTCAAGGCAAACTCTCGGAACTATTTGGTGGAGCAGCAGCCGCAAACGCAGAAACATTCCAGGGACGAATGGACCGTTTAAAGGTTGCGTTTGACGAAGCCAAAGAAACCATTGGCTTTGCATTACTTCCAATTATTGAAAAACTTGTTGATTTTATTGTCAATCAGGTTGTGCCTAATTTTGAGAAGTTTGCAAGTGCATTTGACCCAATTAAGAAAGCCATCGAAGATAATAAAGAGTCATTCCAAAAACTTTGGGCGTTCATTGGCGATTATGTTATTCCAATCCTTACAACACTTGCAGGTGGAGCACTTAAAATTGTCGGTGAGGTATTTGGAAAAATTATTAGCATAATCGGTGGAGCAATAGATAAGATTTCAGATTTTGTTGAATCAGTTAAGAACATGGTTAACGCGGTTATTTCTGCTTACAATCGCCTCCCAACACCTGACATTGCACTCGTTGGTGGCGGTGGTGAAAGTTTTGCAACTGGTGGAAGTTCTGGAGCAATTTCAGGTGGGGGCAATGCAGGAATCCTTGCAGCAGTTTCCGGACTTGCAACAGTTACATCAAGCATGTCAGGATTATCAGGAGCGGCAACAGGTAAAGGTTCAACCGCAGCAAACAAAAAAGCACTTGCCAAACTTCAATCCGATGCAGAAAAACTTGGCGCTTTGGTTGACCAGTTAACAGGTGCAAATCAATATGGAACAACTTTAAGTCCTGAATCAGCAATTCGCCGCGCAGAAATGGCAAGTGCTCAAACAGTTACCGTTAATTTTAATGGCGTTGTAGGCGATGGAGAATCAGTCAAGCGAAGTCTTATTGAAATGTTTAATGATTCGGAAGCCCGAGGAACTCTCGGAGCAACTGCATTTGCAGGGTTGTAATCGATGACTGCATGGAGTCCTGTTTGGCAGGTGTCGATTGATGGAGGGGCTTACACAACCGTAACCCTAGCAAACTTAACAATCTCATCAGGTCGAACAGACATTTATCAACAACCCATTGCTGGGTATTGTTCAGTTGATATTCTCAACACAAATCAATCAGTTCTCGCCATTGAAATTAATGATTCGATAGCAATTCAAGTTAAAGATTCAAGTGGGACTTTTATCCCTATCTTTGGCGGTTTCGTTACAGACATCAATCAAAGCGTTCAAAACGCAGGTTCAAATGCCATTGTTCAAACTTTTAAAGTGGTCGCTCTTGGTGCGTTATCTAAATTGCCAAAGATTCTTACCGAAGGAGTTTTATCTAAAGATTTTGATGGGGACCAAATTT